AGTAATCTGATAATTAGGATCTCTCCCTTTATAGACAAAATCATTTATAGGATTCAACCACTCAGCATAAATAGGTGGTTCTTGATAATTTACAAATAGTGTATCTGGCATAATTATTTATCAGTTTAGTAGTGGTACAGTTGAGGTGATTTAGTCTTGTAGTAATACCCTGTATCATTAATATTAAAATAAGGGTTAATATTTATTGTTCGGATAGTACCAGGGATTGCATAACCAGCAATGGCATATCCCGGTATAGCTGTTCTATTTATATACACCCCTGGGATAGTACATCCTGGAGTAGCAAAGCCTGGGTAAGGTGATTTACCTTCTATAGTACAATATAAGGGATTACAGTTATTAGGATTATAAGGATCTTGTGGATCAAAATTCCCTGTAGTTAATCCACATAAATTACTATCTTCTGGGGCTAAGTTAATTGCTGGTGGCATTATGAATTCCCATCTGGACCACAATCATCATTACAATAGTTTTTTACATTATTAAGACGATGTACAAATTTATCTGGTGCTTCTGGTCTAGTCCAAGGAGGTGTGACATTATCAGGGACTCCTCTAACAAGCAGCTGGGGATGTTTAGGTTCCCAACAAGTATCAGTGCAAACCATCCAACCTTCCCAGGTCTTACTCATGTCCCCAGATTTACGTTTAAAACCACAACGATCACAAATTGCATTCCATTGACCAGCTACATAGTAATTATTTTGCATATCGTTGTGCCTCCTTGTTTTTTTAAATTAAAACTGTTTCCAAGAATTAGAACTACCATCAAAGAATACTCTCCGTCTACCACCAAACAATAGAGAAAGTAAACTTCCTCCATCTAGTCCAGCAATGTTCAATCCAAACAATCCTAGAGTACCTTCCATTGCTATTTCAAAGGTAGCTCCTGGGTAAGCTAAATCTGTGCTTAATGTCAATGTTCTATTAGCGGAAAGCGTACCAGTTAAAAATAATACACTTGGGTTCTTTAAAGCAGTTAAGGTCATACTTTGATTACCTGACATACTTTTAGCATAAGTAGGTCTAATAGGTTGCCAGAAGTAATTACCTCCTACTTGTGAACAAAGAACTAAATCTCTTTTATCACCAAATAAATCAGTAACCCTAGCATATCTATCTACCATACTAGAATCAGGTGTAGGTAAAGTAGCTACTGTGTATTCCCCTGGAATAATTACTGAGGGGAGTAGGGGGGCTACATTACTTGCTATTTCCGAATAACTTGGGTAATTTCCTGGCTCACCTAAAGATACACCACTCCCCATCGATACTCCTGGCATACTAACTCTCCTTATTCTTATTTTATTATGAGAGCTAAAGTAAAATAACTATTTTCTTATTTTAACCTTGGCCGCTTGTGTGAATAATTGCAATAGTTAATGTGCCAGTTACGGCAGTAGTAACTACTCTTACAGCTGTTACTGGGACAACAATGTTCCCTACTGCATTTGCAGTTACAGTAGTTAAACCTGTAATTGGGAACCAAGCATTATTAACATTATTAGGGTCATAGCCTGGTTCTAAAATTGGGTCTGTAGTATATTGAACTGAATAAGCTGCACTTCCACCGGAGGAAATCTTACCTGTTATCGTGACGTTAAAGACTTGCGCCCTAAAGTCTAGAGGAATAGGATTAGAGGTCCCAACGGCGGTCACTGCTAAATATTGAGGCCGCACGTTAGTTTCTCCTTAAGCTACGTAGTTAACACGGAAAATGAATGGACCACCCAAAGTAGAAGCGGTACCAGTTTCAGCATATTGTGCACGAATTACTAAATCACCTAACAAAGGTAAAGGCTCTAGATTAGGAAGACCTGTCATTACAATAGATCCTCCGTTAGTACCAATCCCAGCAGTTAATAAGTTACCTGAGCCTGTAGCAATTACACCTGTGTTGTTACTCACAGTGATTGTGACAGCAGCAGTAGTACCAGCATTAGAGGCTGTACTAGGAAACATTACAATACTGAGGATTGTTGCTTGAGCAGGTAATACACATTTAACAGTGTTAGTTGTATCTGTACGAGTTACCTGCATCAATTTAATTACTTCACTCTTACCTGCTGGAGTGATGGGACTAGGATCCATAAAAGGAACCACGTCTGCTTGTTTGAATCCCATTAGGATCTCCTTGAAGAAATCCCCTCCGAAGAGGGGTATTATTATTGACTAAGCGCCTGGACTGCCATAAATAGAACGTGGATCTGAAATACCAACAGAGAAACGGCTTGTAGCTTTGAACTTAGCGTTTTCAGTGTCGAATTCATTTTCCATTGTGAATTCATCTTCACGACGTTCCATCAAAGTCAAACCATTATCTACATCAGTGATAATGAACCAAGCATCTAAGTCAGTCAACCAAGGAGATGAAACAACATCATTGAACATACCCATGTTACGGAGTGCGTTAATGTCGTTGTTGTCAGTACCTACACGGCCTTGTGATTTCAAAATACGATTCGCTTCAAACATCAATGTATTTGGGATAACCAATTTGCTTGGTTTAACACCAATACGAAGACCACGATCATCTGTGAAATAACTAATATCGATTACAGCTTGTTCCAATGCTGCTTCTGACAAGTCAGATGGAGTAGCAAGGGTATTAGAGAAAGTGCCACCAGCAAAGTTAGGTTGAGCTGCACCAATCAATTGATATCCAGCATTGCTGTAAGGATAGCTATTTGAGAAAGCACGATTCAACACGTTAGCTGCAACAACTTCTTTAGTTTGACGAATAGAACGAGCCAATGAACGAGCACGCATTTGACCTACTGTGTCATACAAACCATCTTCCATCATTTCACGTGTGATAATGAAACCTAATGCATAGGTGATATGTTGGAAACGTGTAATGAAACCTTGACGAGCAGAATCGAAAATAATAGAATCACCTTCAGGTTTAGCAACAGCTAAGCCAAAACCTGTAGATCCTACTACTTCTTCAAACGCTTGACGAGATTTCTTAACAGTAAAGATTTTATCATAGGCAGTAGGCGTATCGTTGTAAGCCATACCGTACCATGCTTTGACCCCAGGCCATAGGGCCTTGGAAAAACTACCAGTTGTAATTAAACCACCAGACATTATATATTCCCCTTAATTAAATTACACACCCAACGTGCCGGTACCGCCAGCAAGTTGATGATTGTTAATACGAACTAAAATTTGAGCATTTGCGTTGCCTGGTTCGTTACCAGAAATTTGGTAAAAATCAAGGGTTTTAAATGTCAAAGTTGCTGTGGTAGCTTTAGTAGAACCATCTAAAGTTTCACCTGACATGCCAGTTACTGTAGAACCACCTGCATCAACTAAATTAGCATTTAAGCCAACATCAGCTAAAGCGAATGTGCCTGAGGTTTGTACAGCAAACACTTCATTAGGATCATCCCAAACTTGTACGTAACGTAGTGTAGAACCTACACGATAAGTAACATTCAAGTTAGCATAATCTGGAAGATATTCACAAACAATACCTACGATTGCATCACCAGCAACAGCTTTAGTAACAGCACGAACACCGTTAGCATCAGCAGCACCAGATAGTTTTACAGCATCGCCAACGAAGACTGCTGTTGCGTCAGCAGCTAGGATAGCGTAAGTAGTTACACGGAGATTCGTCGTTGCGGCTCCGTTATATTTAACAGCTCGAAAGCCGTTAACGCGTGATACGTTTGCCATTTCTAATATTCCTTTTTAAAAGTTTTTATATAAGAAAAGTAATTAATCGCGTTCTCGTTTAATAGTTCCAACAAGACCCTCTTCAATTGCTTTCCTATCCATTTGTCGATCTTTGTCTCTTGATTCTTTCATTTTAGCTTCCTGGTCCTCATCGTAATATTCCTTTTTGATTTTCATCAAAACACCTTTATCACCGCCTTGAAGATTAATGTTCTCTTGTGCACCATTAAAGGCTTTACCATTCATAGACTCTCCGTCTACAGCGATCTCGTAGCCTGCTTCCTTAAATCGATCTACTCGACCAGGATCAGCGGATGCATTAATAATTCGATAAACATATCCAGGTTGCTTATTTGCAACATCCAATTTACCTCCACGGCCAATCGGTTTACGTTGCACACGCCCCTCTGGCGCTTTAATTACTTTATCTTGTGTAGTCATTTTAACGGCCTCCTGCCTTTTTAAATTCTTTTATATACTGTGCTTCAGTCATACCAGGGGTAACAGAAATAATATTCTTCATGATTTCTCGTTCGAGTGTCGACATATCACTAGGAACTGATTTGCTAATACTGCCTGCTGCTGAACTTCCCTCAACTGCTGAAGGCTTGTCTCTATTTGAATTACGAAACTTCTGTGGAAATGCTTCTTTTACATCTTTTTCTAACCGTGAAAGAATTTCATCACCGTGAATACCTTGGCTAGCTAATCGACGACCTCTCATATCAGCCCAGTCACGCATATCTTCATCAGTGTCATACCATTTGTTTCTTTCAACAAAAGCTTGTACCTTGGCACGTTGTTCAGCTGGGTCCGGGATAATACGTTCTGGCATTTCTACATAAGCAGCTTGTTTCTTTTGCTCTCGTAAATCGGCCATCTGTTCATCTAGATCAACTACACGATCTGTTTCACCTTCACGTAAAGCTAATTTCTTTTCTTCACGCAATACAGCTAACTTCTCATTAAACTGTGCTTCTGCTGCTTTCATTGCGGCTGCTTGATATTCAGCCATAAACTTACGGTTACGTTCTTTTTCTCTTTCTTGTTCAGTTTGTACGTGCTTTAAGCTAGTCTTTAACTGATCAATCTTTTCAAAGAAAGGTTGCCTGTCCACAAAAGTCTCGGCAGGTACCCATTTAGCTGGATCACCTTTGAATTCTTCTTTAGGTACCCAACGTAAGGCTCTTGCGCGATCTTCAATACTTAATTCAGCTACTGCTTCCTGTTGTTGCTCTGGTGCTTCTGTTTGTGTTGCTTCTTGTGAACTTACTTGCTGTTCTGTATCAGCCATTACTAATTCCTCCGAAAATATCTTGATCTGTCATCAATAAGTACAACTCACCATCTTCATCTTCTACTGCTGTCCCTGCATGCTTGGTAAATAACACTACATCTCCAGGCTTACATGGTGGTTCTACTTCATAATCTTTCCATGCTGTAGGACCGATCTTAACTACTACCCCTCGATCTACACCAGCTTTAGCTCGGTTACTATCTTCAGGTTCAGGTAATGCAATTCCTGCGGCTAGAGCTCGTTTCTTTACTGGATCAATCTCTTCTTTCTTGAAAGGCTTAACTAATACACTGTGCAAAAATGGTTCAATATTCGTCTTCTTGTTGCTCATCGTCTTGATATTCCTCTGTGGTTTCTAACTCTACTTTAAACAATTCATTTAACCCTTGAAGGTATCCACGAATTCTGCTATCTTCTATTGAATCTAAACCGGCAGTTTCTACTAAGTACTTCACTGCATCGGTATACTGCTCATCAAGTGCGGCATGTACAGCTTTTGTTACTCGATCCTGTTTCCATGCCTCAAACTCTACTTTAGTTATAATTTCATTTCTCCACTAATTGCCAAACTTCATTCTCTAAATCTTTTAAGCTTGATAAAACAAAATTACGTTCATTACTATCTTTAATTAATAAATCTTTAATATTATATTTTGCATTTCTAATACCAGAAACTATTAATTGAGCTTTTTCAAAAGTCATTATTTTTTACCTCGACTCGGTGGATTATTCGCTTTATGTCTAATATCTACTGCTTTATCTACATTTTTTAATCGTAATGCTTGTATCTTAGCTTGAGTGTAATGTCTATCAGCTTCAGCATCTACTTGGGCTCTTTGTAATTTCAATTGAGCATCTAGGTTAGCCTGCTGCGATTTCATTGCCATTTGCGTTTGATGATCTTGCTGGTCAAACTGCATCTTCATTTGCATCTGTTGTTGTTTTAGCTGAGCTGCTTGTTGATCAGCTTGGGCTTTCATTTGCATTTCTTGTTCTTGTGGGCTAGGTCCTTTTGGTTGACCTGCACCTTGTGAGATATAAGATTGCCAATTAGGTATCTCAGAAGCCTCTAGAACAGCTTGTATGACCTTCATTGGATCAAGTAGTCCCGAGGGTAACATTTGCATTAACTGTTGTGCCTTAGCCATCTTATCTTGAGCACTAATTGCACTTGGATCGGCTCCTGGGAATAGATCGTATCCATCTCCGTCAAAATCCCCAGGGTTAACCGGTTCATCTAATACTGCTACTTCAGTTTGTGGATCTAGGTAGTAACGGTTTAAGTTGAATAGCTTCTGGAATTCCTGAGCTAATGAACGATATAAACGCTTGTACACAGCAGTAAATACCTTCATTCCTTGATCAATACTAGCCATCGTTGTAGTTGCTGGGGTGTTTTGCCCTGGCATCTTCCCTACAAAGATTTCAGCTACTGACGCTAATTCTTTACCAGAAGTGATTAATGCTCCCATTAATTGAAATAGGATTCCTGATGGTTCTTTAGCGGGTAGAGGTACAATTTGTTTTCTGAGATCATCTCCGGTAGCATTGACAGCTTTCCATTCCCCAGGGCTAAAGCGTTGTTCGCCCATTTTTAAGCGTAGTCCCTTTCCAATAAACCCGCCTTGTAGATTATTGAGGGTACCGGCGTCAATGAGTTGATTAATTAATGTATTAACAGATTCGTTAATAGGCCCCAACAAACACCCAAAACCAATATCGTAAAAGCTACCATCTGGATTTGGAATGAATCCGAACTTCGTATAATAGTGAATAGGTGTGATCTTTTGGATTTTACCTTTTGGAGTTGTGACAATACCATCCTCGTCAAACCTAGGACTAATGCGGAGAACTTTACCTGATTCTTTATGAAAAGTAATGATGTAAGGCTCTTCGTAACCATCTTCATCTAAATCAATATAACTGTGCTGCTCAATAATCGTATAAGGGGTAGTAGTGTCTATCGTCCCTGGCATATCCATACCACTGCGCACAGAGTCTGAATTGTAATAGGGAGTGGTTGGTTGCCCCAACTCAACATCTAAATAAATACCTGCTAATTGTTTTTCTTTTACTACACGAGGACTCATCTCAATCATTTCTGAGACCCGTTCAGATTCTTTGATGGATCTAGTCCAGTAGTTAACTACTAAATTCTTAGGATAAACAATCTTAGAGCAATTCTTCTCTTCACTAGAATCCCACCAAGTTTTCTTAAACATTGTACCGATGATTGGTAACATGATCATCAGTTTGTCCATTTCCTCTTCCCAACCTTCCATATCATGCATCAATTGCCATGACATGAATGTAGAGACACGGGTAGCTTTAGCAGCTTTTTGCCCGTCAGGGTCTTTACCTATTACTTGAGTTTTAACAATCTTACCATCAGAGGGAACTAGTGCAGGGTATGCACGAGCTGCAAATTGCATTGAAGCTGTGGCTAGTAAAGGGTATTTAACGTTACTAGCATTTTGCCATGGGAATGACTTTTGCTCTACCGTTTGAATAGCCAGTTTAGTCCATTGATCGATATCGTGTTCCCAACGAGTACGAGAATTAAGATCATCGTTGAAACCACGTAAACAATTAGTTCCAATCTTAGTTAATTCATCTTCGTCTAGCTTTTCAGCAATATTGATCTCTGTGAGCATTGCACGGAGTTTGTCTTGAACCGGAGGCGGTTCCATAGCCATTGGGGGCTGTTGTGGTTGCATCCCTTGGGGTACCTGGGGTACTTCTGCAAAGGCGTCAGGACTAGGTGTAGGTAATGGCTCACCCTGTCCGAATATCGGAGGTTGCCCTGGTCCCTGGCCCATCATTGGAGGTGTTGACATCAATATCCCGTCATTTGTGAGCGCCCCTCATCACCATATTCGGCTAGAGATTCAGCGTATTCTTCGTCAGATTCTTCTTTGTCAGTATTAGCTTCTACTAACATTCGTAACATTTTACCTACGTAAGAGAAACAATCGAATTGGTCATCGTGTTTAGCTCTAGGAAAAGTCATTAGTTCATCTTCAAAGGTAGAGTACCAATCAGCTTCTTTATCGAAGAA